AACTCTGTCGGAACTGTTATCGCCTCTGTTGATGCTAACGGAAACCATAACTTCCCTAATATGGGGTTTGCGGGCAAAAACGCCATCATCAACGGCGGTATGGACATTTGGCAACGCGGAACTTCTTTTAGCATCTCCGCTGCTACCCCTCAATACACCGCAGACCGCTGGACTAACTACTTCAATGCAGCTGGAACAGTTACTCAAGACACATCATTAGTCCAATCTGGTCAGAAGTACGGCTTGCGCGTAACTGCTTCAGCCACTTCAACTGGAAATACAATGTATCAAGTAGTTGAAACTTTTAATACATTACCACTTGTTGGTCAAACCGTTACTTTGTCTGCTTGGGTTGCAGGTACTTCAGGCAAATCTCCTTCAGTTGGCATTGACTATTCAACCAATACTGATGATATTTTGCTTGGAACTTATACAACTTTGACAGGAACGGCAATTAAATCCGTAACCACATCAGGTTCTTTTCAACAAATTGTTTATACTTTTTCAATTCCATCAACTGCCAAAACTTTGCGCGTTTCTTTGATAAGTGGATCAATGTCTAATACCGATTACATCACTTGGTCAAGGGCGCAACTAGAACTTGGCTCTACCGCTACCACCTTCTCTCGCGCTGGCGGAACACTTCAGGGGGAGTTAAATGCCTGCCAGAGGTACTACTACTCAGCGGCATCGGGTAGCTCAACCCCACTTGGAAACTTTATCTACATCACCAGTAGCCAAGTGCGCTCAACAATCCCATTCCCAGTTTCAATGCGTACCACGCCAACCATCGTCAATGCCGCTGGTGCGTACTACACGCTAGAAACAACCACAGCAACAGTCAGTTCGTTTGGCATAAATGTAGCCAACCCTAATATGGCAAACATCTATGGAACTGCATCAGCCACTTCAACAATCGGCTATTCATCAACTATCTACATCAGCAATGCTGCTGGTTCATTAGCCTTTAGCGCGGAGTTGTAATTATGACTAGAGAATATACAGTTGAAACCAACCCATCGGGTCAGGAACTTATCTCCTACGAGGAAAACGGCCTTCGCTACTCTTTCCTTGCCGACCCATCAAATGCCGATTATCAGGCATACCTCAATAAAGACACACTCGTATCCAACTCTTCTACACCACAGGCTAACTCCACAGAGAGTTAGGGTATAATAAACTGTCCGCTGGGTTGTTCTCAACGAGCTCTACGAATCTGACTCGCCGTTACAGCGGCGAGCAGTCGTACCTGTTATCCTTGCAACATGGATTTTAGTCAAACTTTATCTGAGGCTCTTGAAACAGAATTAAAAGTGCCAGAAGAAGTTATTGAGTATCTTGAAGCCAATAAAAACCTCGGCAAAAAAGAGTTGGTTAAATAATGAACTTAGTCCAAAAGGCGGTTGGACAAGGTGGCAAGTTAGCCCCAATAGCAATACCTCATACCTTTGGCGGTATGAATCCTTCGATCTTTATAGATCGTGATGGTGACATTCTTGTAAATGTTCGATGCGTGAATTATATTCTTTATCACTCAGAGAACAATCAGCAATTCCCCTCTCGTTGGGGGCCACTTGCTTATTTGCATCCTGAAAAAGATCAGCGATTAGTTACAGAAAATTACTTAGTACGGCTTAATAGCAATCTTAAAATTACTGATTGCGTTAAAGTTGAAATGCTTAAACTTCATGAACCTATTTGGGAGTTTGTAGGGTTAGAAGATGCTCGCCTTGTTTATTGGGATGATTATTACCTCATAGGCGTTCGGCGTGATACTACAACTAACGGCGTAGGCCGCATGGAGTTAAGCAAAATCGAGTTAGATAAAGAAAACTGGATTGCTAAAGAAGTTGATCGCAAGCGAATCCCTGCGCCAGCGCCGGATAACTCGTACTGCGAGAAGAACTGGATGCCGATTCTTGATCGCCCTTATCACTTTGTTAAATGGAATAGCCCTGTTGAAATTGTTGAATTTGACGGAACACAGACCAATCAAATCAGCGTTCGACAAGGAGTTCAACCGCCTAAAGATCAGCGCGGTGGCTCTCAGCTCATTAGATGGGGCAATTGCTACATTGCGATAACCCATGAAGTTGATCTATTTAAGAATTACCTCAATCAAAAAGATGGCATATACCGCCATAGACTTTGTGTTTATGATGATCAGTTAAACCTTGTCGGGCTATCCAAAGAGTTTTCATTCTTAGATTTTAGAATTGAGTTTTGTGTAGGAATTGCCGAATACAAAGGCGATCTGCTTGTAAGTTTTGCTGTAGCAGATAACGCTGCATTTGTGTTATGTACGCCACGCGTTATTATTGAGGACTTAATAGCGGAGGCGCTTGATGCTTGATGAATTTATTTATGCTTTATCTAAAGACCCATTTGACCCCCAATTAAATTTTAATGTTGCGGTTCAATATGAAAAAGCAGATCAGATAGCGAGCGCAGTAGGGTTTTATTTAAGAACGGCTGAATACGGCAAGGACACGCATCCAACCCTTGTTTACGCATCACTTCTAAAACTTGCCAAATGTTTTAACGATCAAAACGACAGATTACACACAGTTTCTAATTGCATCCTTCAGGCTATTGCTTATTTGCCTTATCGCCCTGAAGCGTATTTTTGGATGTCACGCTTTCACGAACGGCAAGGTAATTGGCAAGAGTGTTATACATTTGCCAAGATCGGATTGCATCAACAACCGCTTAACGATTTGCCCGTTGATTGCGAGTTTAATAGTTATTGCCTTAACTTTGAAAAAGCCGTTTCTGGTTGGTGGATAGGTCGCGCTGAAGAATCTAGATTGTTATTTCAACAATTGCTTCAACTTGATCTTACGCCTGAATATAGGCAATCAATAGAGCGCAACCTTGCTACTATTTGATATAGGAGCTAACCGGGGAGATGCTACGGTTGTTGGAGTTGCGCTTGGTTATAGTGTAGTAGCCGTAGAACCTTCACGGGTTTATGCGGAGTTAGTCAAAAATTTTATTTACAATCCAAAAGTTACACCGCTTAAATACGCCGTATCCGATAAAGATTACCAGCGCGTTGAGTTTTATGAAGCGCAAGAAGATGGGTTAAGCACCTTAAACAAGGATTGGCTTACTTCTCCAAAGATGCCTTACAATGGCAAACCTTTTAGAATTATTCACGCTACAACAATCACGGTAGATACCCTTGCCAAGATATACGGCGAACCTGATCTCATCAAGATAGATGTTGAAGGCGCTGAATGGTCAGTATTTAATGGCATGACTCGCAAGATGGGCATGATTGCTTTTGAGTGGACTCAGGCAACAATAGACGAACACCAAAAGCAATTAGATTATTTGCGCAATCTTGGATATACCGAGGTTGCACCGCAATTTATTGAACCGCACTTAGATCAACCTACTGACTGGTATCCAATAGATCAAGATTTATGGGCTTGGCGAGACAAGAACGCTAATGCTTGGGAATCAGATGGCTGGAAAAGAAACAAACTTAGACCGACAGCCGATGTCGGAATGATTTGGGTTAAATGACAAAGGAGAACGAATGGGCTTATTAGATCGCCTTGCCGCTAAAGTAGCGGAACAGATTACTAAAGCGCCAGCGCCTACTGCTACTCCCATGAATGTCAATGCTCTCACAAGCACCGATACACAGCATTACAACGCAACGCCCATGTATCGTGACCCTATTCTTGGTAATAACCCATTTCCTGCCGCCGTTCCACTATTTCCTAACGCGATTAACCCACTTCGCGCCGATGGTCGCCCTGATCCTCGCCGGTATGAATTTCTTGTCGCCCAGAACATCAACCTTTTTGAAAACCGCCTTGTACCGTTTAAGACTTTGCGCGTAGCGGCTGACCAAATTGACATCCTTCGCCGTTGTATTGAGGTTCGCAAAGCTAAACTCGTAGGACTTGATTGGGACATTGTTCTCTCAGATTCCGCTAGTGAAAGAATCATTGCTGAAGCGGGTGGAAATCACTTGCGCGCTATGGCAGATGCTAGAGAAAAGTTTGCCCCTGAAATCGCTCGCCTTCGCGCCTTTTGGGAAACCCCAGACCCTCATAATGGTTTGACCTTCTCTGATTGGCTAGGCATGGCTATTGAGGAGATGGATGTTCTCGATGCGCTTGCTATTTGGCCTCAAACAAAAGTCAATGGCGAAATTCGTGGACTTCAAATCCTTGACGGCTCAACTATTAAGCCTCTTTTGGATGATCGCGGTATGCGCCCTGACCCTTCAGTTGGCCCCGCCTTCCAACAGATTCTTTTTGGATTCCCTCGCTCAGAGTTCCACGCTCCCGTAGATGATGAGGAAGCCGATGGAGTCTTTTCTAGTGATGAACTTGCTTATCTTGTAAGAAACCGCCGCGCTAATTCAATTTGGGGTTATTCGCCGGTTGAACGCGCCTTGCCTATGGCAGATATTTACCTTCGCCGCCAACAATGGATTAAGGCTGAATTTACCGATGGTGTAATGCCTAAGTCTTGGATGGAATTGCCAGAGTCGGCAACAATGACCCCTGAGCAAATCCGCGCTTATGAGGCTATCTATAACGATGAACTTTCAGGACAGACTGAGCAAAGAAATCGTATGCGCCTTCTCGTACCAGGTGGACAACTCAAGTTTGAAGAAGGCTATTCAGAAAAGTTTTCTGACCGCCTAGATGATTACCTCATCACTTCCATTACCGGACATTTCGGCGTTCTACCTACTGAACTTGGATATTCTGCTAAATCTGGTTTGGGTGGAAGCGGTCATCAACAAGGCGAAAAGGAAGCCGCTGAAGCGATCGGTATTATTCCTACGGCTAAATGGCTCTCGCAACAACTCTCAGCCCTTTCCTATCGCTGGTTGGGTATGCCTAGAGAGCTAGAATTTAAGTTAGCCCCTAGTGACCAAACCGATGACGAAAGCAAAGCAAAGCGCGATGATATTCGCCTTCGCAACGGTGGAAATAGTTTGAATGAGGATCGCGCCTCACGCGGTATGCCATTACTTGATACCCCTGAAGCCGATATGCCTATTCTTGTCGCTGGACAATCTATTTATCTTTACGGCCCAGATGGATTAACTCCCGCTGGAACTGCTTTAGATGATGAAGGTCATGTTGAGGAAACTCCTGAAACACCCGAAACTCCTGAAGCACCTACCGAACCTGCTCAAGAGGAAGTTAAGAAATTTATCCGTTGGGTAAATCGTGGCACACCTTCACGCGCCTTTAACTTTGAGTACCTAGAGAAGTCTTACGCCGAAACCCTTAACAAGTTTATTGAGGCTAAAGATATTGACGGCGCTCGCTGGTACGCCGAACGCTACTTGGGGTTGTAATGGAATGGCATGGCACAAGTATTCGCCTCGCCGCAAAACACGCTGACCAAATCCGTAAGGGATTCAAAAGTGCTTTTAACGCTGACAACATTGTTGCCGATTTCTTTGCCGCGCATTTAGGGCAAACAGAACTTACAACTCAACAAGCCCGCGACTGGACTAACACCCATATAACACCCGATAAAACGGCTCTAAACGCCTCTCTAAAGCCTTTATACGCCGATGGATGGGTATTGGGTGAGGCAGTAGCGCAAACGCTTTTAATAAAGCAAATTGATAAATCAATCACCATTAGCCCAACTATTGCGCCGGTAGTTGATTGGTCAAGTTGGACACCTGGCAACAAAGCCGCATCCGCTTTAATCAAGCCAAAAGGTGGCTTGCAAAATCTATTAGACCGCCGAGGTTTAATTATTGATGGTGTAAGCAATACCAAGTTAGATAGAATTGGAACAGTTTTAGGTAAAGCCTTAGAATTAGGTATTACACCTAAAGAAGTTTCCATCATGGTTGATGCCGTTATTAACGATGCTCAACAAGCGCTCATTATTGCCCAAACCGAAATGAGTCGCGCTATGACAGTCGCCTCACGCAATCTTTATGAAACTTCAGGAGTCGAGCAGGTTGAATGGCTTGTAGCTGAAGGCTGTGACGATTGCAAAGAAAATGCCGATGCTTCCCCTATCGGAATTAACGAAACTTTCCCAACAGGCGACACAGAACCACCTGCTCACCCAAATTGTATGTGCGATCTCGCACCTTATGTAGTAGATACCTCAACACTAGGAGAATAAATGGCACTTATCCAAACCAATAACACGGTGGGAACATCCGCGCAGGTTATTTTTACTGTCCCAGTTGGCAACCGTCAAAATGTCCCTGTCTATATTGACAACCTAGACACCGCACCTATCTGGATTGGTGATTCTGGTATCACAACCTCTGGCGCAACTCAAGGGATTAAGATTGCTGCTGGTGGTTCACGCCAACTTTGGTGCAACGCCGAAGATCAAATTTACGCAATCTCAGCCGCCGGAACTGGCGCTGGTTTAGTAGTAGTTACAGCATCGGTCTAAGGAGCAAACATGGAGCGCGATTTTACTACCGCTTACGCCACCATTCTCAAGTATGACGAGAATGAAGATGGAACCCTCATGGTCTATGGCAACGCCACAGATGATTCACTAGACCTTGACCAACAAATTTGTGACCCTGCCTGGCTTGAAAAGGCTATGCCGGATTGGTTCACCTCAGGTGGAAATGTTCGTGAGATGCATGGCCCTAACGCGGCAGGAGTGGCTAAAGAATATGAAAATAAAAACGGCAAGCACATTATTGGCGTTCATGTTGTTGATCCTCTGGCTGTTAAGAAGGTCAAGACATCGGTTTATCGCGGATTCTCAGTAGGTATCAAAGCCCCTCGCGTTGTACGCGATAACAAGGCGGCTAATGGTCGCATTATTGATGGGTCAATCATTGAAGTTTCTCTAGTAGATCGCCCTGCTAATCCAAACGCTAAGTTGATTTTGGCTAAGTCGGTTGAAGGAGAAAGTTCACTTGTTCGGGTTGAGGAAATGCACGAATACAAAGCACCTCTCCCTAGCGAGATGTTCAAGAATATAAAGACCGAGAAAGGGTCAAAGATGGAAACAATTAAGCAAATCACGGAATTGGCTAAGTCTTTGACAACCGACACCGTGAAGTTTGACCAAGCATCATTCGATGCCGCCCGCCGTGCGATTGCGGCTCTCATCGTTGCCGAGGCTAGTGAAATGGCTGAAGGTTCAGATGAAACCTATTCCCTATCCCAACTCATTGAAGTCGCTAACCATCTTGTAGCTTGGTATCAAGGCGAAGTTCAAGAAGGAGAAGCAGAACCTATGTCAGATATTGAAATGGCTGTAGAGCCAGATGTTCAGAAAGACCCAGATACAACAATGGGTTGCGATTGCGCCGGATGCAAGGGTTGCGCCGATAAAGGCGGTTGTGATTCTAAAATGTGTTCGATGCACATGAGCGCACACGATGATTCAATGAAGTCTGCTCATAAGTGCCTTGAGTGCGGTTGCACAACTTATGACGATAATCATGGTCGCACCGATGTTTCAACAGCCGAAATCGTTGATCTTGGAACTAAGTCTGCTGAAGCAGATGAAGTTACCGAGGCAATCAAGGAAGCAATTACTCCCGCCGAGGAGACCGAAGTTTCTGAAACTCCCGTTTCAGATGACGACAGCCTAAAGGCTCTTGTCGCAGAAGCCGTAAAGAGTGCTATGGAACAGTTTAAAGCAGAGAAAGCAGAATTGGTCGCTGAAAAGGATTCAGCAATCGAAAAGGCTTTGAGTCTTGAAACCGAACTAGCAACGGCGTTGGAAAAGACAGTTGTCGGTGGCCCAAAGCGCACCGCAACAAAACTATCAATGGAATCTCAGAATGAACACATCGTTAAGGCTTTGCAACTCAAGGCTAAGGCAGATGCTTCAACTGATCCAATTCTCGCTCAAGGCTACATGGAACTCGCAAATGATGAGTTCCGTCTTGCTAAGGGCGCAACACTCTAAACGAAAAGGAAATAAATTAAATGGCAACAGCCCAAGAAATGTTTGGCGATTCTTCGCCAAAAGACTTGGCAGTTAAGTCAGAGGCTTTCGATACAGCCCTCAAGGGTGCTATCTCAACTCCTAATACTGACCCTCTGTTCAAGCAAAAGGTAGATGCAGGACTTCCACAGTCTTTCACAAAGGCTGCTGGCGCACAGGAGCAAATTGCTTCACTTCTCGCCAACAAGTCACTTTCTGCCGATGCAGTAGCATCACTTAATAACGCTCTCGCACAGACAACAGCGGATATTGCTAAGGACATTAGCCTTACATCTCCTCTGAACTCATCTTTCGCAGCCTTCGATCTTGAAGCACCTGCAAAGTACCTCGTACCAGTTCCAACACCATTGCGTAACAAGCTACCTCGCACTAAGGGTGTCGGTACTGCTCACCGCATCAAGAAAATCACAGGATTCTCTAACGCCATCACCGGCACAGCGAACATCCACCCAGGTATCACAGAAACCACACAGAACAACTTTGCTGTTAATGGTTCTGCACAACCTCTATACCTCAACCGTGGCCCTAAAATTTCTTACACCGCTTCAGATGCAATCTTTGCTTATTCCTCATTCGGTTTGAGCGATGATGTAACATTCGATGCACAATACTCAGGTCTTGGATACCAAGATTTGATTGCTACCTCTGCTCGCACACTCCTTTACAGCTCAATGCTCGCTGAGGAGCGTATGTTGCTCATGGGTCGCGGAACAGTTGCAAACGGATTCTCTGGCGCTCTTACTGCTCCAACAATCACATTGACAGCCCGTACCGCTGTAACAGGTGAAACACCTCTTGCAAACGCTACCTACTATGTCTATGCAACCGCAGATGCAGGTTCATTCGGTGAGTCTGTTTCCTCAAGCGTTGTATCAACTGCATCATCAACTCAGGTTATCGATGTCAAGGTTTCAACACCAATCTCAGGCGCTCTTGGATACAAGGTCTATGCAGGAACCACAACTGGAAACGCTAACGCTTTCTATCAAGGTCGCTCTGCTACAACAACCTACACACTTCAAGGCACAGTTGCTACAACTGGCGCAACTGCTCCAACTGCTGATACCTCTGCTTACACCGCAGGATATGACGGAATTTTGTCTTATGTTCTCGGTTCACAGTCAGGTTACAACAACAACATCAACGCAACATTCTCAACAAGCAATCCTGGCGTAGAGTTCCAGACTGCTTTCGCAGCAATGTACGCTAACAACCTCGCTAACCCAGATGAGATTTTCTTGAACGGTGCAGACCGCAAGCAACTCTCAGACTCAATCAAGAATGGTTCAACTGCTAACTACCGTTTGAACCTTGCTCAGAATGATGTCGGCGATTATGTTGGTGGCGCAGTTATTGGCGCACTTCACAACGAAGTAACCGGCAAGCTCGTTGATCTCACAGTTCACCCTTACCTTCCACAAGGCGTTGCTCCAATCCTTTCTTATGTTCTCCCATTCGAGAACTCAGAAGTCAGCAACCTCTGGGCGGCTGTGAATGTTCAGGATTACACATACCTGAACTGGCCAAAGATTCAACTTCAGAACGAAGCATCAACCTACTGGCGTGGAACATTCGTTTCCTACGGCCCATCATGGTCAGGTGCAGTTTCAGGAATCAAGGCTGCTTAATAAGTAGTAATTGGGGGAGTGGCTCTATTCGGGGTCACTCCCCTATCTAAAGGAGGCAAATATGACAAAGATGATTCCACCAAAAGGCATGACAAGCGTTTCGATTGATACGCCTAATGGTAAGAAAAGTAAGTTTGTGGGCAAGGATGGATTACTAGACATCAAAGACCCAAAACTTGTAAGAAAATTAAAAGATGAAGGCTTAGGAATCGCCAGCACATCGGGCGTTATTCAAAGAATGTCGGCAGTCGGCTATGACTGCAAAAAGTGTGGATTCGGTTCGTTTTTCAAACAATGCTCAAAGTGTGGAGAGATAAATGGCTAATGGCTTCGGTAATACAACTCACCAATTCTCCACTCCTTACCTGACCCTTGCCGAATACAAAAACGCCCCTACTGCTATTGATTTAGATAACCTAGTTTGGAACTCACAAGACCCAGATGTTCAAGATGCGGAGTTAAGCAATGTCATTGCTAGAGCAAGCTCTTGGATTGATACCTACTGCAACCAAGTTCTCGCTGCCACAACCGAAACTGAAAATATGCGGGCGCGTATCTCTCAAGACGGAACAATCCGAGTTCATCCACGCTATAACCCCATTATTGCCCTTGTTGGCTTTAGTTACGGCAACCCATCAACCCAAATGAACCCCGTTGATCCATCACTTGCATGGATTGAGGATTATCAAATTATTATCCCTGCCGGAAACCTCGGTTTCAATTACACCTATCAAGGCCCTCTACAATTTGGGCTTCCCGCTACACCTCGCTCTGAAATGTTTATTAACCTTCAGTATGTCGCAGGTTACGCCAATACAACTATTACAAGCGCCACTCAAGGCGCAACAAGCCTTACAGTTGCAGACCCAACTGGTATCACCGCAGGGCTTACTCTCAAGATTTATGACGGTTTTGATTCAGAATTTATCACAGTTGCCAGCACCTACACTTTTGGCTCAACAACAATTCC